CGCGTATGGGTGAAACATTCGCAAGCATTGGCAGAATTATTACTGCGAAAGTTTTGCCGGTATTGGCCAGCATTGCCGAATTTTTGACTGTCAAGCTGTTGACCGCATTTGCAAACGCAATAAAAGGTTTTAGGGATTTTGTAAACGGCGTCATTGATATTTATAACAAAGCCGCTGAACGGTCGTTTGGGCTTTTGGATCAGATTGCACCGGCTACATTTGGCACTGAATTTGAGGCTAGATTGCGCGGCATTGCTGATGCCTATAAAGAATTAGACGATGCGGGGCAAACTGTTGCAACAGATACAATGCCGAAAGTGGTGGTATCACTCGATGATGTTGCGGCTGGTTTCGAACGTACAGAAAGCAGTGCATACCGTACAATGGAAGCAGTGCGAGAAGTTAAAATCGAGTTTGACCAAAGCAAAACTAAGCTAACGGAGTTTGCGGAACAAACCAAAGAAACGCAAAAAAATCTGGACGATATGGCAGTGCGCGGCTTAAACAGGATGGAAGATAGTCTGTTGGGCGTAATGCAAGGCACGATGTCAGCTAAAGATGCGTTTAAGTCTATGGCGCAAAGCATCATTGCTGATATGATGAAAATGGCTATTCAGCAACAGATTACCGGTCGCATTGCTGGATTTTTGGGCAGCTTCGGTGCATTTGGTGGCGGCGGCGGCACATATGCAAATTATGGTCAATTAAGCGGATCACCGCACGCTATGGCTATCGGTGGCCCCGTCAAACGCGGTGCGCCTTATATGGTTGGCGAACGCGGCCCAGAATTATTTGTGCCAAACCAAAGCGGAAGCATTACACCAAATAACAAACTTGGTGGCGGCGGTGTTGTGGTTCAACAGACAATCAATTTAACAACTGGCGTTTCACAGACGGTTCGCGCTGAAGTGACTAATATGTTGCCACAGATCAAAGAGGCCGCAAAAGCCGCCATAATCGATGCAAGGCGGCGTGGCGGATCATTTAGCACAGCGTTCGGGGGCTAATTATGGCAATCACCTATCCGCTAACATTTCCGACACATACGGGCATTTTTACCGTTAATTTGATTGCGCGTAATGTTATCGGCATAACTACATCACCATTTACATTTGCACAGCAAACGCAGGAATTTGCGGGACAACGCTGGGAAGCTGATATCGCGTTGCCGCCAATGAAACGCGAAGATGCTGAAGCGTGGATCACATTTTTTATGAAATTATATGGGCCGGTAGGCAGTTTTTTGCTAGGCGATCCAAATGCGGCAACAGCACGCGGTAGCGCATCCACAGCCGCAGGCACACCGGTTGTAAACGGTGCAAGTCAAACTGGCAATGAATTAGACATTGATGGCTTGCCAGCATCTGCAACAGGATATTTAAAAGCTGGTGATTACATACAACTTAACACCGGCAGCGCATCACAACTTTATAAAGTTTTGGACGATGTTGATAGCAACGCATCAGGTGAAGCAACACTCACAATATGGCCTGATTTACGCGCTGCGCCGCTGGATGGCGCAACTGTTACAGTAGCAAACGCGAAAGGTGTGTTTAGACTGTCAACGCCGACAACAGACTGGCAAATTGACAATGCTGGTTTTTATTCTATGGCTTTTGGGGCTATAGAAAAGTTATGACAAGATCGTTAGGCACTAATTTTGACGCTGCTTTATCATCAAGCGGGTTCAAGCCGTTTTTTGCTGTTGATTTAGGTTTTGACAGTGGAAATGTAAGGCTATGGACTGGTTATAAAAGCATAACCATAGATAGCAACACATTTTTCGGTTCGGGTGGTGTGATGACTATCGGGGCTATTGATGAAACCGGTGAAATCCGCGCAAATGGCGTTTCAATTCATTTATCCGGTTTGAATAGCAGTTTGCTAAGTGCAATTTTGAACGAAGATTATCAAAATCGAAATATTATTCTATATTTTGGCACTTTAGATAGTGCTGGTGCCATCAACGATACACCATACATTGTTTTTCGCGGTCAGATGGATGTTATGAGCATCCAGGAAAATGGCAACACATCAAATATTGTTGTGCAAAGCGAAAGCAGATTGATTGATTTAGATGTGCCGCGCGAAAGGCGGTACACAAAAGCTGATCAACAAATAGATTTTCCAAACGATAAAGGTTTAAATTATGTAGCTAGTTTGCAAGAAAAAGCGATTGTTTGGGGTGGCTAATGAGTTGGGTTAGCGAATTTTTCGGCGGTCTTGAAGAGGCAATTAAAGATCCGGTAACGGTTGTTGTTGCCGCCGCTTATGCTTTCACTGGCAACTATGTGATGGCCGCGACAACAATTGCCGCGTCATCAGTTGGCTATGCTTTGGCCGCAAGAAATACGCCAGACGCACCAGATTACACAGATTTTGTTTCTGAAAATCAAAACAGAACACAAATGATTAAACAGCCGACCGCGCCACGCCGGTTTATTTACGGTGAAACCCGCGTTTCTGGCGTTTTAGGTTATGTGCAAAGCACAAATAAAAATGAAAACTTGCATTTGGTGATTTTAGTTGCCAATCACGAAGTTGAAAGTTTTGAAGAATTTTATATCAATAACCAAGCCGTTACATTGGATGGCAACGGAAATGTAACATCACCATCAAAATTTGATGGCAAAGTCAGGATTTTATACAAAACTGGCACTGATGATCAAACTGCATTAACTCAATTAATAAACGCATCTAATGGTAAATGGACATCAAATCATAAGTTAAGTGGAATTGCATATATTTATGTGCGGTTAGTATATAAACAAAAACTTTTCCCGTCTGGCATTCCAAATATTTCTGCAAAAGTGCGTGGCAAAAAATTATATGATCCGCGCACTGGCACAACTGCTTATTCAGCGAACCCAGCTTTGGCCATTCGTGATTATTTAACTAATAGTGCTTATGGTTTCAACGCTTCAACTGCTGAAATTGATGATACGGCTTTTACAACAGCGGCAAATATTTGTGATGAAAGCGTGACACTTGATGCAGGCGGCACAGAAAATAGATATGAAGTTAATGGCACATTTGTCACAAGCAACGCACCGAAAAGAATTTTAGAAGATTTGATGACAAGTTGCGGCGGTGTCCTGTCTTATTCTAACGGTGCCTTTAAATTGAAAGCCGCAAAATATATAACGCCTACCGTCACATTGACCGAAGACGATGTGATCGGTTCACTCCAAATGCAAACCAAACAAAGCAAGCGTGACAATTACAACGCTGTAAAAGGTATTTTTGCGCCAGAAAATGCGTTTTATGTGGCAACAGATTACCCGCCAATTACCAGTAGTACATTTGAAACTGAAGATGGCGGTACGCGCCGTTTTCTGGATTATGATTTGCCATATACAACAAGCAATGCAATGGCGCAACGCTTAGCTAAAATTGCGTTGTACAGAAACAGGCAACAAATAGTGTTATCCGGCACGTTTAATATGAGTGCATTTAAGTTAGAAGTTGGTGACACAGTTTACATAACAAACAGCCGATTTGGATTTACTAACAAGGTTTTTGAGGTTGCCGAATGGGCGATGAATGTTAGCGGTGATGATACCGGAAATCCTGCGCTTGCCATAAGTATGACATTGCGCGAAACAAATAGCGCAGTTTATGACTGGAATGCTGAAGAAGAGGCATTCGATTTAGATGATACTGATTTGCCTGACCCGTTTGACATCGATGCGCCGAATGTTGCCACCGCTGAAAGTGTGGAAAATGTTAATCAACAGCCCGTGGCATCAATCAAGATAACTGCAACAGATCCAACAGCAAGCCAACAGGTCGTAGAGTTCGAAGCGCAATACAAGAAAAGCACCGATACAGACTATTTAACGCTTGGATCTTCAGTTTTAGGTCTTTTCCAGATCGACAACGTGTTAAGTGACGTAACCTATGACATACAAGTGCGCAGTCTAAGTTCATTCGGTGTTAGTGAGTACACAACTGTGCAACATACAGTATCGGGCAAAACAGATAATCCATCTGATGTGACAAACTTTAGTGTCAACATTGTTGGCCAACAAGCAGAATTGCGTTGGACGCCGGTGACTAATGCGGATTTATCACACTATGTCATCCGGCATTCACCGCTAACCACTGGCGCAACATATAATGATGCACGTTCGATTATAAAAAAGGTATCAAGACCGGCGAACACAGCGACAGTGCCAGCAATGACCGGCACATATTTTATCAAGGCAGTTGACAAATTCGACAACCAGTCAGCAAACGCATCAAGCAGTGTTGCATTAGTTGACGCTATATTTGGGTTTAATTTTGTTGATAGCGTAACTGAACACACTGCATTCGCTGGCACGAAAACAGATGTTGTAATTGTCGATAACAAGTTACAACTGCAAACTAGCATTTTATTTGATAGCGCAACTGGTAATTTTGATGATGCGACTGGTTTATTTGATGGTGGCGGCGGGGCTGTAGCATCAAGCGGCACATATGATTTTGCCAATTATATTGATTTAGGCGGCACATTTACCGGCACAGCGGAAGTTGATTTGCGTGTGTCACAGTTATCACAACATAGCGGCACAGCCACAAGCGGCGCGACAGATGTTGATTTATTTGTTAGCACGACCACAGATGATCCCGCTGGTACGCCAACGTGGTCGGCATACCGGCCATTTGTTGTTGGTAGCTACACTGCACGCGCCTTTAGGTTTAGGGCTGTTTTATCAACAACTGCATCTGATGAAACACCAGCTATTGAACAATTAAGCGCAGAAATACAGTTGCCCACACGCTCTGAAAGTGACAGTGACATACAAAGTGGAACCGGTGCAAAAGCGGTGACATTTGGATCACCGTTCCAAACGCTAGTTGCTGTGGCGGTGTCGGTCGGGGATATGCAAAGCGGCGATTACTATGTTATAACAAGTAAGTCAGCAACTGGCTTTACTATCAATTTTTATGATAGCACAGACACTGGCGTTGACCGGCTGTTTGACTATGTAGCAACGGGGTTTTAGATGTCACAACACGATTATGTCATAGACAATCAGACGTTTCCGAACACGCGCACAGATATAAACAATGCGCTGGCGGCTATTGTTAGCACAAATGCCGGTGCAACCGCGCCGACAACCACATACGCCTATCAACTGTGGTATGACACAGCAAACAATCTGTTAAAGATGCGGAACGCTGATGATGATGCCTGGATTTCACTGTTTACATTTGATCAGACCGCAGACACAGCCGAACCCCTT